TAGTTACCAATAAGAGCTTGCATTTTATTACCACCAGATCCAGATGTAATTTCTTGAATAGGCACTTTACCTGGGTTCATATCACCATCCTGCGTAAATGATCTACCAATTACACTACCAGTTTGGAAAAACATGTTCAATGCTTCTTGTGGATTATAATTAGTACCATTACCTAAATCAACTTCAGCCAAACCATCGGCATCTAAATAAACACCATCTGGAACCATTCTAGCCATTACTTGCTGTAGCTTTAAATGTGTTAACTGAATCATATCAGCAAAACCGGTTATACGTTTTACTAATGAATCAATCCTACCATCATACATTCTTGGTGCAACAATAGCATAATTCATTTTAACTTTAGTAAAATCACTTTTAGGACGCATCATGTTCTTTGCCATTTCCCATTTAAGTAATTTACCAGAACCAAGTATCATGGCACCATCATACAAACACTCTATAGATCTAAGCATTCTACTATAACCACCTTCTTTTCCTTGTGGCGGATTAAACGTATCGTCTTTAGGTATAATTTTCTCGGCACCAGTTCCAGTTTCTTTTACTTTATAAACCTCATTCATATAAGTTTTATAATTAAAATATAAAACTTGAATAGTGTTATTATCTTCTTTATCGTAATTGTGCCTAGAATTATAACTAGCTTTTGCAACAGATTTATTTTTCATTACATCTTCAAGATCACTCTCTGTTAAATGTGGAAATTCTTTTGCAAGTTCATTTACTGGTATAGCTTTAACTTCACCTACATAATATATATCATCAAAATTAGGCGAATCAGTATAAGAGTAAACTAAATTAGCTGGATCTACATAGTCTATAGTTACACCTTCAGAAGTATTAAAAGATGTTTTAACAGCTCCAATACCTAAAACCGTTAAATCATAGTAAAATCTTTTCTTTGTGAGTTCGTAGTTATTACCATCAAATAAAACTTTTAAAGCTTGTTCTTCAGCTAACTCCACGGATTGCTTATAATTTAGTTGCATATGAAGGGTTAACTCTTCTTCTGATTTAGGTAATGTTTCTGGATCATTTTCAGCTAAAGATATACCAAAGGCTTGTTTTGAAAAAGCGTCTAGTTCTTTTGTTCTCATATCAGCCAACATAGACTCCATATACTTCGTGCGTTTTTCTACGCCAAATGGATCTTGAGAATAAGCTTTTATATCATAAGTTCTTTCGGCAATACCATTTACAACAATATCAACAAACTTAGATATAATTGGAACAGGCTTCCAATCTAAATTAAGATAGGACAAATCACCATTTATAGATAATTCATCCTTATATTTTTGAATAGACTGTTCTCCGCGAGCATACAATCTTAATTTATGAAAATCATTGTGATTTGTTCTGTATCTATTAGAAACCCTATCATTGTTAAACCATTCTTGTTCAATCGCTTTAGCTACTTTTAAACCATAATCGTAACTAAGCTTTTCAGCGTCACTTACAGTTTGACTCGGGAAATAACTTTTAATGCCAGACTCTGCCATATTTATTATTTGATTATTTGTGAATTAGTTCCAGTATTACTATACTTGGAAATATTTATGTTTAATTTAGGTTTTTTAACCTTAGTATTTGGTGCGTATAAATGCCTATTATTCGCCATAATAGCTAAACCAGAACTTATAGACGCATCGTACTTTGTTCTTTTGTTTATATCAAATTTGCTCCAATCATTTAATAAAGCATTAAAATATAAATCTCCAAACGTTCCATCTTGCTTCATACCAACATGATCTTGTATATACATCTCAATTGCTGCTGCATGAGCTTGTTTTATATCTTCTGAGGAGTTAGGTATCCCACCAACCTCTTTTTCTGCTACAGATAGTTTATTCCAAACTTTATCTGGTCTATTCATAGAAAAACCTCTATATCCTCTTCTTCTTAGATAATATAAAAGACGAGGTTTATTATTCTCCGCAAGTATTGGCATTCCGTAAAATACTAATGCCATTAAAACATCTTCAAAGAATATTTCAGCCGTAGGTGGTCTTGATAAGTATTCTAAAAAGAAACTATTCGCAGGAGCGTCCTCCATACTAAACCTGGTTAAGCCATGTAATGCTCCTTTAGATCCTTCTCCATCTACGGTTCCTGATATATCATAAGAGTCACAACCAAATGCTCCCATGTGTTCATTACCAGGATATTTTATACCATTTTTTAAAACCACTCTATTTTGTAGTTGTTGAGGTGGAACCCAACTAACTTTAAATCTTCCTTTTGGATCTGGATAGAATATTACTTGAGAATCTTTTATCCCATTTACCCACTGAAAATTACCAGTAGTAATACCTAGTGTTCTAGACATTTCCTCGTTATAATCTATCTGTTCGTATATTTTAACAAGATTAAATATACTATTTTTTGTTTCGTCTCTAAAAGCATGTTCCTCTGTTCTAGGAAATTGACGGTAAAACTCGTTCAAAGCATCTTGATCATCTTTTAATCCATCAGCTTCGTTTTGCCAGTTATCTATTACACCTACATCTATTAATTCACCGTCTGGGGCAAACACATCTGTGTCAGGAGTAGTGAATACTGGAATTCCGTACTCATCAATAAATCCTTCGTAGTTCCATTCCATTGGGATAAACAAAGAGTATAAACCAGACTTTGTTTGACCGTTTCTATTTCGCTTAGTGACATCTGATGCATTATATAGTTTTTTGAAGTTATCTCCACCTTTGTCTAGGGCGTTGGAAGTTGAACCCATCATACATTTACCTATAATTCTACTACCTAGTCTAAGGCATGTTTTCGTGACACGCCAATTGTTTAATATATTATCAGGTCTCTCCCATTTACCACTTTCATCATGTACTAATAATGCTAATTTTTCACCGTCATAACTATTGTCCCCAGTGTTTTTCCAATCAATAGTTGTGTCCAAGCCTTCTATATCCTCCATACCGTCAGTTGCTGACATTTTCTTTCTCGTGAATTTACTAGCAGGAACTCTATATGCTAATTCTGATTTAGGTCGATCCATACCATCTTGAATTGGCTTAAAAAAGAATGGGTAATTTATACTAATTGGAACTACTTTATCTGTAAACATCTTCTTTGCATCTGAACCTGTTTTAGATAATATACCATATCTACTATCACTCGATATAGTGGCTAAATTAACTGTTTCTGCAGATGACATGAATGAAAACCCTGATCTTCTGTTCTTTAAGTAACACATACCATAACATCGCTTGTCTGCTTTACACGCCTCCCAAAATATAAAAAACAATCTATTTGCCTCTCTAAAATCTGGAGCTCCAACATCTATCTTGCTCCATTGTAGGTACATGTAATGTGTACCTGTTAAGTAAGTTGGTTTATTATTATTCATAAACCAAAACCCTTCTTCCCTACGCTTAAACTCTTCGTCTATATAATCATACCATTGATCTTTTTTTTCCTCAGGATAATTTCTCCAATCAAATATATTTTTAATTCTACCTAATTCTTTTGGATAATCGAATTTAACCCATTTGTTTTTTTGATGCTTAAAAATATCTTTAGGTGGTTTGGGTAGTGCTATTGTTAGATTTTGTATTTCTATAATCTCACCTATTTGACCAGTATGAGACAACACAATTATATCGTGCTCTTTATCGTACCCGTATTTCCATTTTTTACCTTTGTTAAGACGATTAATAGTTGTCTTTTTTATAGGCTCAACGGTTTTAACTAAACTTTGCTCGTACATTACTTAGATCTGCCTTCAGCGAATCCTTTAAAAGCCGTTTTCTTTGTCTCTTCAGGTGCTTTTCCCTCAAGCAAGTTTTCTTCTTCTTGGATTCTGTTAAGTATTTCAAATGCATCAAATATAGCTAGTTTTTTAGTAGCTGCAGCATTTTTTAATCTATCGGCTGATATATCATCGTCTGAATCTACAATTGGCTCTTTAGCGACCTTAATCAATTCGTCCACAGCTTTCTGCCCAGCTAGGATTATATTCTTCTTCGTCTCCTTGATATTCATATTTAATTGTAATAAAATTAGATAAAACTCTATATAGTCTTTCGCCATCAACGATAAACTCGTATTGACTACTTGGTCTAAAACCAACTAAATCATTAACCTCTACTGTACCATCCGAATACTTAACGATACCCTGTAAAGGTTTTTCAGATTCAATATTAAATTGATCTACAGCTTTTAAAGGTTTTACAAAGCAATAACCTTTTGGGGCTGTCCACTCGTTATCTCTTTTATATAAAAAGATTTGGTCGTGGTTTATAAAATAAGTAGATTCATTAAAATAACTTCTACTATTTTTTTCTATACCTTTTACATTGTGCCATCTTCTAAAAACATTGTGATGCACTATAACGGTATCTCCTGGTAATATATCTGTATCGCCAATAATTGGAGTCGATATAACTTTAGCTTCTCTATTTACATATTGATGATTATAGATTTCAGTATTGAGAATTAACTCTGAATCTCCAACCTTTTTAGTATTATTATATCTCTCTCCCTTTGGCGTTACAACAAAGTTGTAAACGCTTTTCATTAGTACTCGAGATTATATTCTACAGATACTGCCATGTTTTTATTGAAGTCTTTCCAAGGCAAAACATCTTTATTCTTTTTAATATAAACAGAGTACTTATCGTCTTCTTCTATAATATCACAAATAGTATGTCCACCATAAACCTCTTGGCCAACAGCATAGTGCATGGCATCATTTTTATAATCTTTACCTACGGAAATTTTACGAATCAGCTTTGCCATCTTCCTTTTCGTAATTAATAGTACCATCTTGAATATTAATATCAAAAGTACCATATTCTTTTTCAAACTCTTTTTGAAGTACAGTAAGTTGATCTCTTAACCCAGCGATATTATGCATCATTTCGTGCTTTCTAAGTTCCATAGAACCTATTTCTAATTGCGCTCTATTGATATTATTTACTGTATCTTGAACTTTTTCTAACTGTTCTCCTGTAATTTTTTCAGGTTTAATACCTTTAAGTTCTTTAATTTTTTTACTTGTACCTTTTACTTTACTTGTTGCCATTTTATTTAATTTAAGTTAATTTAATTTATATTCCGTGTTTATTTTTTAAATAATTATTTACTTTACTTATTTCACTAGTTGTTAAATCTGTAGTGTCATAACACAATAATTCTAATATTTTACCATCAAACGTTCTATCACTATTTCTAGCTCCAACTTGGTTAAACGACAAACTACCAACATTTGCCAATTGAGAAGTTGGTGTTATTAAAGTTCCGTTTTTATAAAGATTTACATTGCCAGTTCCACCTCCCTCTCTTTGTATACCAAAAACAGCGGTATCAGCTCCAGTAGCAAAGGTTCCAGAGGGATATTCAATAGAATCTGTATCACCGCCTGCTTTCATCCTTATTTTACGGTTTGTTTGAAACTCTAAAAATACATTATTATCTCCAGTTCCTAAAATTGAATTTTGATCATCAAAACTGTCGAATATACAAACTATAAATATCATAAACGCTTCTTCCCCACTGCAAACTATATCTTCACCTAAGTCATAATGATCATCATTGTCACCAGCAAAATCTATACCACCTCTAAAAATTGAACCTTGATTACCACTACTACTTTGCACTGCGTGATTACCGTTTCCAGAGGAATCACTCCACTGCGCAACCTCTACGCCAACACCATTTCTAAGCCATAATTTTAGATCTGCACCTACAAAATTTGGTTGCCATTGATAGCTTTTGTTTAATAAACTATTTCCTATACCTAACATTATGCTCTATTTCTATAATCTGGTCTTGGAGCTACGTAAACTATACAAGATCCACTATGTAGCTCTACATAATCATACATTCCATATATAGTTACACCAGCTGGAAAAACTGTACCACTAGCATCCAAAACTATAAGGTCACTATCATTGTCACCTTCGTTTGTAGTAGCGCCCCAATCAGTATCTAAAGTTTGTGTATCTTCGTTAGAAGCGAAATGAGTATTACCCATACCAAGCTCTACTCCTGCATCTAATATACCTAGACCACTGCCTCCAAACTTCACGTCTGTTAGCATTGTTATAGCGCAAACATAATATTTAGCAGAAGAACTAGTTAAATCTAAATACTTACCGTCACCTTCTAAAAATGTAGATCCGAACTGACCAAAGCCGTATGCTACTTCTGTTGAATTTTGTCCCATAATTTTATTTTTTTACTTTTTCTAGTGATCTACCGCCAAAGTAAGCGCCGATCACAGTTATTAATACTAATTGCAAAAGATCTATATAAGAATCTTTTACGTTAAATTTTATTGCACCAGCATCAATAAATATTAATAGCATGGTGCATACTATTAAAAAAATCAAAACCATAGGTCTAACATTTTTACTAAGCCATGAATCTGATTTTAAATCTGCCTCCCATCTGCTAGTAATGTTCTTTTCCATTTCTACCTGATAGTTAGCAACTAATTCTTTTATTTTTCTCTCTGCCTCTAGTTTTTCTTCAGCAGACGTGTGTAAGTTATCTATTACTCCTCCCACGCCCTTTACAAGCTCTGCTGCTCCTCCTGAGAATAAATTTCCTAACATATTATTTCTTTTTTACTTTTTCAAACGAGCTAATACCAAAACATCCTAATGTTACCCATACAAATGAATTGTAAACAACTTCGTTTATAATTAAATCTTTATCTGCTAATATACTAGTTAATAAATCAGCAACAGCGAATAAACACATTACCACAAAAGACGCAAATCCAACTACGTTCTTTTCGTTTATCTCGTTTTTATCTTTAAATAAGCTCCACATATTATTTGTTTCCGTTATTTGCATCGTTTTCCCAAGGAAAACCAGTGTCTCCAGCTTCCTTCCATTGTCCATCTACTAATATAGAGTCTATACCGTTAATACTCATTCTTTCAAATCTTTCACCATTATACATAATATGATCATCAGTGTAAGATAGTTTACCTATCTTCATGTCTGTTGCGTGTCTCATTTCGTGGTTTATAACTTGACGATCTTCATGACTACCAGGCATTATATTTTCGTTTACATATATAGTACCATCCATATTCGCTTCACCCATTACACCTTCTTCTAATGGCACTCTAATAACAGGTGTACCAGGTACAGAACCAATATCTCCAGCTTGTTTACCAAAACGCATTTTTGTTTTAATAATACCGCCGATAGCGTAGTTACCTTTATTTGCACCTAATTTAAAACCCATTATCTATCTTTATCTTTTATCATATCGTCTATAGCTTTATTGTAAACTTTATCTGTATATGATTTATTCTTGTAAAATACACTTCTTTCTGAAGTGGGTAAGTCTTCCTCACCTAATAAGATTCTATATATCCTACTAATCATTTGAGAGCATTTCCATGAGGTTTTAAATACAGAGTACATTATAGTCGTTCTATTGCGATGCCTCCAAGTATCTATCCAACCTTCACTTCTTAACCTCTCCCATCTTGCTTTATCCCATGAATACGTATAAACTCCATCCATGAAATCTTTTCGTGTAAATCTTCCTTTACAATCTAAATAAATTAATAATTCTAAGTCTGCGTCTTTTAACCCGTAAGTTTTACAGACCCACTTTCTAGTGAGCCTGTAATACTTAAGGATATTTAATTCACGCAAATCTTGCGCAGTTAATCTCATTTAAGATTAAGCACCAGCGGTAAATGCAACTGTACCAACTTCTTCAAATGGAGCTGTAGAAGCTTTAATAGTAAGTACATTAGAACCTGCCATATTAGTAGCGGTCATATACTCAGCCAATCTTAAAGCAACAACTTCTGATTTAGCAGTAGCTGTTAGAGTCACATTGTCAAGTCTAACATCAGCAGTCTCTTCAATAGCTCTATCTTTAAAAATAACTTTTACAGTATTAGCATCTGTAACTTGCATGGCGTGGATATTATCTGACGATATAAAAGTTTCGTCAGTAGTAGCCGCGTCAACAAAATGTAACATTCTCATAATTGTAAATTTTTTGATTAATAATTTGTTTTATGTTTTAAGTTTTAGGTTTGTGGATTATGGTTTAGGTTTAATCTGTTATTTGGATTATGCAGTAGCAGTTCCAAATGGTGTTTCAGAAGAATCAATTACCCATCCAGTAACATACCATCTTGTACCATCTGTAATAAATTCAAATCTATCACCAGGAGATGCGTTAGCTGAACAGTTAATAAAATCATCACCAGAAACAGCTTGATCACTACCACCAGCATCACCACCGTGGATAATCCCAACGTTAGCTGTACCAGAACTCATGTCAATGTTAACTTTTTGATCCATTAATGCATCACCACCAAAACCAGAATCACTTTGTAATATAACTGTACAATTCCATCCGTCTGAAACATCGCCAGGCGCTGGTAATGTAATATCAGTTGTAGCTGCAGGTAAAACTATAAATGTTTTTCCAGAATCAGATTCTAAACAAGTGTAATTAGCCGTAAGATTGTGAATGTTTTTTCTTGTATTAAAAAATACTCTTCCCATTTTTAATAATTTTTTTAGTTAATAATTTGTTTTAATCGCTATCATCGGGTTGTAATGATAACTAGCATACTAAAACAACGTCACCATCACGAATAACTCTATAGAGAGTATCTTTCCATGATATGTCGTGTCCAGCATGTTTGTCGTAATATATCGTATCTCCGTCGTTTAACCCCTCAACTAAATTACCACACGATATTATTTTTGCTTTTATATAACGGTTATCTACATCTGTATCATCCGTCATTATAAGACCAGCAACCTTTTTAGGTTCTGTCTTTATTCTATCTACTATAATATACCTATTGATTGCTTTCATTCGTTCTCATATTTGAAATTACACAATCTGCAGATATTATTGTTGAAACTACACTTACTGCATTTTTAAGAGCGGACTTGGTTACAAGTACCGGATCTATTATTCCAGCTGATATCATAGTAGCATCTTCTCCTGTTATAACATCTATACCTTCGCCTTCCATTTTTTCCCATCGCTCGTTATGATCTGGGTATTCAATACCAGCATTATCTAATATAGTATAAAAAGGAGCTTGAATAGCTTTAAGTAGTATCTCTTCACCCACCGCTTTAGCGGAAATTTTTCCAGAAGCATCCATTAAAGCAACTCCACCACCTGGAATTATACCTTCTTTTAAAGCTGCTTTTGTAGCGTAAATAGCATCTTCTATTCTATCTTTCTTTTCTTTAAGTTCAACTTTAGAATCAGCACCTACTTTTACCATTCCAACAGAACCTGATAGCATAGCTAGTCTTTCTCTATGTTTCTTTTGTATAAACGGGTTTTTT